CAGGTGGTACGGGAGGAAGTGGCATTGTAATTATACGTTACAAATACCAAACTTAATACCATGGCACATTTTGCAAAACTTTCTGAAGAGAATGAAGTTCTTCAAGTTTTAACACTTGCTAATAAAGATTGTAAAGACGAAGAAGGCACTGAAATTGAATCTATCGGACAAGCCTATCTTGAACAACATAATAACTGGCCAGCACATCTTTGGATTAAGGCTTCTTATAATACAAAACACAATAAACATTATGATAATGATAATAACTTATCTGCAGATCAATCAAAAGCATTTAGAGGAAACTATCCAGCACAAGGATTTATATGGGACGCAATTAATAAAATTTTTTGGGAACCAAAACCATATGGTTCTTGGGTAAAAAATACTTCAACAGCTGAATGGGAATCCCCACTAGGGGCGAGACCAGAATTAACAGAAGAAAACACAGCAGAAAACACAGCAAGAATGAATGAAGATCCACCCCAAACAAATAAACGGTATGCATGGAGTGAAACTGCTTACCAAGCTGACAACAGTCAGGGTTGGGTTTTTGTTGACGAAGACCCCATCTAGTATTAGTATACATCTATAATTTATTATGAGAAAGATTCTACTATCTGAGGTAGCTATTTATTATGGGCAAATTAAAATGCCTGAAGATTTTGAAATTGATAGAGAAGTGATATTTCATGACATGCTACGAGAAGGTGTAAATGAAAAATTTAAAGAAACACCTTTTACAAGAGAATTAGATAAATTAAGAACTTATGTAAGAGAGTATGTGGGTCTTAAACATAATCTTACCTTTGAAAGTTTTGATACACAATCAAGTTTTTATTTTCCACAGGAACGCTCTAAACCTCTGAATCATGTTGACCCTATGAATCCAAGAGGGTCCCCAGATTATGTGTGTCTATATGGAGTTAATGTAGGCCAGAATTCTTGTAATGTTATAATTGAATATGATGATAGTAGAATAAAAGGGTGTGTAAAAGAAATGCCATTAAATAATAATAACTTTGTTATGTTTCCAGCTAATTTAAAATACCATATTGATAAAAATAGATCCGAACAATTAAACTGTATATTAAGTATATTTTATACAAAACGCCTATGAACTTTGAGAATTATTATTGGTATTTTACATCTGTTCTAACACCCAGATTTTGTGATGAGGTAATACAATATGGATTACAACACAAAGAAGTTTTGGGTAAAACAGGTGGTCTTAACAAAAAACAAAAAATAAGAAAATCTGATGTAGTATGGCTGCAGGATAATTGGATATATAAAGAATTGCATCCATACGTGGACAAAGCAAACAAGAACGCGGGCTGGAATTTTGAGTGGGAGGGCTCCGAATCTTGTCAGTTTACAAAATATAAATTAAATCAATATTATGATTGGCACTGTGATAGTTGGGATAAAGCTTATAAAAAAAACGATGCTAACGAGGGAAAAATTAGAAAGCTTTCTATGACTTGTCAATTAACAGATGCTTCAGAATATGAAGGTGGAGAATTAGAGTTTGATTTTAGAAACTATGAGCCGCCTATGAGAGATGAAGCAAAACATAAAATACAATGTAAAGAAATATTACCTAAAGGTTCTATCGTAGTATTTCCTAGTTTTTTATGGCATAGAGTAAAACCAGTAACGAAAGGAACGAGATACTCACTTGTTTTATGGCATTTAGGGTATCCTTTTAAATAATGTTGTTTCCAACTTATGTGGTAGATAATTTTTTTGAGGATCCGGATGAAGTAATTAATCTTGCTTCTACATTAAAATATAAAAGTGATCCTGAAGGAAGGTGGCCTGGTAAAAGATCCGATAATCTTTTTAATATTGAGCCTGTGTTTTTTGATTATATTACAAATAAAATAATGCGTCTTATATTTCCCTATACTATAGAAGACGTTAGATGGAACGCACATTCTAACTTTCAACTTTTTGATTGTAAAAAAGAGGTTCACGAGGGTTGGGTTCACAAAGATATAGACTGTCAATTATCCGCTATTATTTACTTATCTCGTCATCAAGGATGTGGCACCTCTCTATTTCAACCAAAAAAATTTGCAAGAAATTTTTATCCTGGAAAAATAAAAGAAGAATACTATAGTATGAATAAAAAATTTGACGATAGATATTTTAACGCCCTGAATGACCACAACTCTAAATTTGAAAAAACCTTGGAGATTGAAAATGTTTTTAATAAACTAATACTTTTTGATGCGCACCAATGGCATGCAGCTAACGGTTTTTTTGATAAGAAGGTTACGGAGGGTAGATTAACTTTGGTTGTTTTTTTTAACACTATCTTTGGTCCAAATATAAAATTTCCAATGCCTGAAATGAGGAGATAAACGATGTTATTTCCAACTTATATAACCGATAATTTTTTTGACGATCCTCACAAAGCAGTTAAGTTGAGTTCTAGTTTAGATTATAAAAAAGACCCCCTTGGAGTATGGCCCGGTAAAAGAACAGAATGGCTCCAAGATATTGACTTTGGTTTTTTTGAACATGTAACAACTAGAATAATGCGTCTTATATATCCGCAAAGTATAGAACATCTTCAATGGAGCGCAAAGACATGTTTTCAATATATTGATTATGGCCAGGAGGCTCGGGAAGGATGGGTACACAAAGACAATAACGCCCAACTATCTGTAGTAATATATTTATCCCAGCACAAAGGGTGTGGCACTTCTCTTTATAAACCAAAACATTTTACAAGATCTCTTGATGAAAAAGTTAATGATATAAGAACAGATTATTATATTAATAATAAAAAATTTGATAAAAAATTTTTTAATGCCTTAAAACAAAATAACTCAAAGTTTGAAAGAACTTTACAAATTGATAGCCGCTTTAACAGGTTCGTAGCTTATGATGCACATCAATGGCATTCAGCGGATGGTTTTTTTAACAAAGATATTAAGGGAGGAAGATTAACTTTAGTAAGTTTTATTAATAATATAGGTCAACCTAATTCACAACTAAAATTTCCACTACCGGAAATGAAAAGGACTATATAACATGGACACGCACATGCATTTTTCAACGCCAGTTTGGGTTGAACAAAAACCAGAGTTTGTAACAAGTCTTAACAAAGCTTCTAATAAATATATTAAAGAAGCTAAAAAAAGAAATAAAGACTATATAAAAAAACTTGGAGATTTTGGAACAAGTCATCATTCAACACCTTTAGTCCAAGATAATGATTTTATAGATTTTAAAAACTATATTGGAAATAAATCATGGGAGTTTTTAGATAACATGGGATACGACATGGATAAGTATACAACAATGTTTTCTGAAATGTGGGTACAAGAATTTTCTAAAAAAGGGGGTGGTCATCATTCAGCTCACGTCCATTGGAATCAACACGTTTCAGGATTCTATTTTCTAAAATGTAGTGACAAGACTTCTTATCCTATTTTTCACGATCCAAAAACAGGGGCTCGTACAACTAAACTACATGTAAAAAAAAACATTGAAGGTATTTGGCCAGGACATGAAATAGTTCACTATAGACCTCAACCTGGAACTTTAATTATTTTTCCAGGATATTTAGAACACGAATATGCAGTAGATCATGGTATAGCACCCTTTAGATTTATACATTGGAACATTACTGCTATCCCTAAAGCAATGGCTAAAGATGTTTGAAAATATTTTTAGCTCTTACTTGTACAGAAAACTTCTGGATCTTGATTTAAAACCGATCCATAAACATATACTTCAAACTCAAAAAAAAGATAAGGCTGGGAGAATTCTAACTAATTATGGTGGGTGGCAGAGTCAAAGTTTTACAACAGTTCATAATTCCGTAAAGCCTTTATTTAAATCTTTAGATTTAATTATCGAAGAGATAAGAAATAACTTAGATTGTAAATATAAATTAAAATTAAATGCTTATTGGTATAATATAAATTATTTTTCCTCGTTTAACAGACCACATCATCATATTGGTCCTAAGTGGAACGCTCTTACATCAGGTGTTTTTTATATTAAAGCTCCTCCAAAAAGTGGGAATATTATTTTCGCATCTCCTAATAGCCTGACGTCTCCAATGTATGATGATCGAGTCAATAGTTATAACCCATATACTTCAAGCACATTTTATATTGAACCCCAAGAAAATTTATGTGCTGTGTTTCCGTCTGATTTAAAACACTATGTGGAACCTAATTTAAATAAAAAAGAAGCCAGGACTAGTATTAGTTTTGATTACGGAGCAAAAGATGTCTAAGATAACACACACTTCATTTGTTCAAGATATATTTCATGTAGATCTAAAGATAGATCAAAAGGTATTTAAAAAAATAAAAAGATATTCAATAAAAAGATATAACGATTTAAACACAACGTTTTATGAAGCTCTACCAGAAGATTTAAGAAGTGAAATAAAAAATTATTTAAATAAATATGTTACTGAAGTAGGAAAACTTTTGGATAAGAAGTGTCATGTCTTTAAAGAAATCTGGATTCAAAAATATGAAATAGCAGATTATCATAATCTACATATGCATGATCTTAAAAAAAATTCTTATTCTTTTGTTTTATATGTTGGTGGAGGGGACAAGTCCGGGAGTACTAGACTATATAATCTAGGTTATCCTTATATTTATTATGATCATTATCTTGATGTAACACCTGTGCCTGGAAGATGTGTAATATTTTTTGGAGCATTGCCACATCAAGCTATTCCATCTAAAGACAATAAAAAAGTAATTGTAAGTGGAAATATTGAATACTCATGAGTTTTAAAAAAAATAAATACACAGTAATACGTCAAGCTATATCCAAAGACCTAGCCACTTTTATTGCTAATTATTTTTCTATGAAAAAACAAGTTTACGATACGTGTGCAAAACAAAAATACATATCCCCTTTTGAAAAGCTACTTGGTTCTTATGAAAATGGAGATGGACAAGTACCAAATACTTATTGCGCTTATGGAGATATTGCTATGGAAACTTTACTATTAAAATGTCAATCGATTATGGAAAAAACGACAGGATTGAAATTAACTCCTGCTTATACCTATGCGAGAATTTATAAAAATGGGGATGTTCTTAAAAAACATACGGATCGATTTAGTTGTGAAATATCTACAACGATGAATCTTGGAGGAGATCCCTGGGCAATTTATCTTGGGAAGGATATTAAAGTAGATCTTAAACCAGGAGACATGTTAGTTTATCGCGGCTTAGAATTAGAACATTGGCGAGAAAAGTTTAAAGGTAAAGAATGTGTACAAGTTTTTCTACATTATAACGATCTAAAAACACCGGGTACAAAGAATAACCTGTTTGATCAACGTCCCCATTTAGGTTTGCCTAATTGGTTTAAACAACGTTCGTGAAAAAAATAAAAGTTATTTTTTTATGTAGTTTGCCTAGAGCCGGCAACACCTTGTTAGGTTCTATGGTTAATGAAAACAAAAAAATAAAAGCTACACCTAATTCAATTACCCTAGAAATTTTATATCAATTAAATGAATTAAAAAACTTCCCTGCTTTTCAAAACTTCCCTGACTCTAGATCCTTAGATAATGTTAGTAAAATGGTTCTTGATAATTATTATAAAGAATGGAAAGCCGATGTAATATTGGATAGAGGTCCATGGGGAACTCCCTATAACTTACGAGTTATAAAACAGTTTATACCCAAACCAAAATTTGTTGTTTTATTAAGACCTCTTACAGAGTGTCTAGCTTCCTTTGCAAAACTAAAAATTGACAATGGTTCTAATACCAAAGAAGATATTCGTGAATACATAGATGAGTTAATGGGTGAAGAAGGTATGATGGGTAAAAGTATATTAAGTATTAAAAACTTATGTAAAGAAAAAGAGGACTATAAAATATTTCACTACGATGATTTAGTTAATGATCCCGATAATTTTTTAAAAAAATTAAGTTCGTTTATAGGCTTTAAAATAAATAACTATAATAAGTTAAAACAATTTAATGTTAATAATTTATACTACCAGGATGACATTGAAAATCTCCACAGAATACGCGTCAAGAAAATTAAACGTCGAAACTACGATATAAGCGATTATTTACCAGAGGATATAATAGAAAAATACTCTGGGTATAAAATAATATAGCATTGATTTCTAAGTATAATTTAGTAAAGTACCTTTAAACTAGGAATAATATGCTTCAAAAGATAGGTTTTTTACCCGGATTCAATAAACAGATTACCCCCACAGGAGCGGAAGCTCAATGGACGGGAGGAGAAAACGTCCGGTTTAGATATGGTACTCCTGAAAAAATAGGAGGTTGGTCTCAATTAGGAGACAAAGCTTTATGTGGATCTGCTCGAGCTCTTCATCAAATGGTCAACAAAGAAGGCATTAAATATGCCGTCATTGGAACCAATAGAATTTTATACGCATATTCTGGAGGAGTGTATTATGACATCCACCCTATCAAAACGGATTTCGGAGCATTAACAAATGCCTTAGCTTCTAGTAGTGGCTCTGCTATTCTTACAATTACTTTATCTACTACAGCAGGAATGACAGCAGGAGATATTTTATTTCTTGAAGATGTTACCATT